AAAATGCGTCAATGCTATTCGCTCTTACTATGGCAAACGAATTCGGCTTATTGCCTAAGCCATACGAAGAAACAGTAAGGTTTCAATTTTGTGGTAAATGTCCTATGTTATCTGTGAAAGAAAAAAACCAGAAACGTGGTGAAAAACATTTCTGCAATAAATACAACAGGCAAGTTTTCCATATGGGAATGCATCCTAAAATAGTGCGTGTTCCTGAATGTGACGAACCAGAACCGCTCCCGTATGAAGTTTATAAAGATTTTGAACAAGGTACACCATTTAAGGATGAGGTATAAATATGAAAAAAGATGTTGTTTTGCTAAAAAGTGATATGGGAAATTTGGTTGCCACGGTCAGCGGTATATGGCTCTGCAAAAATGATGAGGTGCTAAGTGTTTCATGGGAAGAAATCAACGCTGCCCAACAAAGCGTGCAGTCGGACAAAGTTCACGCCGAGCGCACAATGAGCATGTCTTGCCCATCTTGTCACCGTCTTATCGAAGTTGTCTTGCTGGCTTCACTTCGCCAGTAACGCAAGACCGTTGGGCGGAATGCCCGAAGGAGAATAATGTCAAAGCCAGATGAAGAACTTACGTTTGAAGAATATTGGGAGAGATACTCATGCGCCACAGATACTCCCAAACAGGCAGCGCGCGCGGCGTGGCTATTGGCGATCAAGCAAGAGCGCCGTTTGCAATTACTCCGCCCAACACCGCGTGCAGCGGACGGGGCTACCTGTCCTTGCTGTCATAGTAGCAATGTATTTACAGCCGTTATCTGCATAGCGTGTGGTGCTCATACAGCGCCCCGCCAGTAACGCAAGCCGTTAGTATGTGACGAGAATTGACCCTTGTTAAATTTAGGGGTTTGAATTAAAATATAGGCACAATTTAATTCTGCACTGCCGCCTAGTATGGCAGGCAAAGGACGACATAAGCGCCGTCGTGACCAATTACAGTGGTCACGATGGCGTTTTTTTGTTACCTAAACCATCATAAGGAGATAATCTAATGACCCCTGAACAATTTGTTGCTTTGATCCTGGCTGTTTTCGGTGTGCTCTTGCAGCTCGCTTTCCAATACGCGGGTGGGTTTGCGACATGGTATCAGAACCATGCCCAAAAAGGGTTGCTGGCCCTTGCATTTTCAGCCGTGATCGGCGGCGTCATTGCTGGGTTGGCATGCAGTCCCTGGGCTGCTCAATTTAATATCACCCTTGCATGCGACAATAATACTATTTTTGTTTATCTAAAAGCGATCTATATTATCGCAATAACCCAGCAAGTTGCATTCCTTACCTTGCCAAAAGTCAAAAAATAAATGGATATATCCGCGTTTCATGTGGCCAGCGCGATGATGCTGGCCGGTATTGGATGGCTTGCATTCGCTATTTCTCAGTCTGGTAGATGGCATTCCTACGTGTTGTTATGGCTGTGCATTCCATTTATTTTGGTGGCAGTCATATTTATCTACATCGGAATACGCCAGCCAACCCTCGAAGAGATGCGGATCTATGTGAGATGGGGATTCATCTCCATTGGACTGAGCCAGGGAATTGTATTGTTGTTGCTGGCATATATTGAATGGAAATTAGGTGAACAACATTAACCCTGAAAGCTATGTATCTATCATTGGCGGGATCGTCTCCATTGCAGGAGCGATTGTTACCACCTATATTCTGATCAAAAAGATACCGTTCGATTTGCGTCACACTGATAGCGAAAGCACCAACTCGATCGCAGAAGCAAGTGAGAGCCTGGCGAAAAGCGCAACAGTTACGAATGAATTCCTACGGCAACAGATCTCCGAGATGATCGAGCGAGAGAAGCGCGACCATATCGAACTTGAAGTCATGCGAATTGATCTCGATAAATTAAAGAAAATCCAGGAAGCGCAAAGCATTGAGATCGCCGCGTGGCAGGACTGGGCAAAACGTTTATCCCATCAGGTAGTCAGTCTGGGAGGCGTGCCCGTAGCATTCAAACCTGTAAAATTGGATCCACTTTAATGGCAAACGTAATTGGCCCAGATGTTTCGTTTTGGCAGGATGATGTTGAGACTGAAAAGCAGATCAACTTCTTTACCATGCGCCTTAGTACGCCCTACGTGATCATCCGCGCAGGGCAGAATGCCTGGGTTGATAGTGATTTTGCATATAACTGGCAGAAAGCAAAAGAAGCTGGATTGGCGCGAGGATCTTATTGGTTCTATGACAGCCGGGTATCGCCAACTTCCCAAGCTGATCTGTGGTTCGCACAGGTCAAAGGCGATAATGGCGAACTGCCGTGGTTTGCCGATTTCGAGGAAAATTATGGCGGCGCTTACGGCGGATGGACAAATTTCAAGATCTTTCTTGAGCGCATTAAACAATTGGCACCGCAAAAAGAGATCGGGATCTATACCGCGTTTTATTACTGGGAAGAAACCGTTGTAAATGCTAACGCTGACCTGGCATTCTTTCACCAGTTCCCATTATGGATCGCCAATTATGCAACAGCCAAGCCCTTGGTCCCCGCACCATGGGAGATGAGTGAATGGCTTTTCTGGCAATATACCGATAAAGGCAACGGAAATTTATACGGCGTGGAAAGCTCAAACGTGGATCTGAACTATTTTAACGGCGATGAGGCCAAATTCAATACACGTTTCAATATTGGGGCAGTAGTCCCGCCAATGAATACGGATAAAGTGCAGGAGACGCACCCAGGCATCATCCTGCATGAGATCACACGGTTTGGAACCACATGCTTTGTGCATGTGATCGACCTTAAAGCGGCACGCATAGAAATATCGAGCTGTGGATATAGAACTCCATTGTACGCGATGGGAAAATATGACGCTCAAATCGTCTCAAATGGCGGGGGCTGGCCTAACGTGCAAGACACGGAACATAGGTCAAATGAAATGTGGGTGTCCAATGGGCAGGTCATGCAGTCCATTCCAAACATATTAGACAACCGACCCTATATAAACGTTTCAAAAGACGGAATTGTGACCGTTTCCCCTACGGCTGAACCCATGCCTGGTTTGTATAATGCCGTTGGTTTTGACCGAATTTTGGTATGGGGCGGCATTTTCAATGAACAGATCACTGAAAGGACGACAAAGGATGCCCGCACGGGAAGTGGAGTTACCGCAGACGATAATTTCGTTTTGTTATCTGCGGAAGGAAATGATTATAAAAATACAGGACTGACCTTCCCCGAGATGGCTGCTATTTTACTGGAGTTTGGTGTTTTGAATGGCGGCAATAATGATGGCGGATCATCCACTTGCATTAGAAATTCAGCCGTCTCCGGTGAGCCATTGTTCAAGGGTTCGGACGGAACAGAAGCAAGTGTCATAAATCATATTATGGTATTTCCTAAACCAATTGACCCATCATCACCCCCAACAGGAGAAATTATGGCTACCAAAAAAGGAGTTGCGAAACAGGCAACTAACATAAAGGCAATGTCAGGCGTTCCAAGTGGAGCAGTTGCCACCCTGCCGATCAATGGCTGGGTATTTGGAAACCTCAGCTCGACAGGCACAGACCTGGTTGATATTAACGAATGGTTTCGCCCGAGCGGAGAAAAAGTACCTCTGAATTTCCCATGCAAGGCGTCGGTTAGTAATTTGACTGTAACCAAAACAGAGATCATACCTCCACCACCATCGACAATATTTCCTCCCGAGGTGGGTCTGACCATTGGAGCTGAGACAAAATGGTATACCCAGATACCCTAACTCTACGATACACAACTGACCAAAAATACGAACCCAAGCCGTCCGTACCTTTAGGTATGCTGCCGTTTGTACCAGGTCGCAAGTATGGGATCGTAAAGGTGTCAAAAGAATGGCCTGCTGGCGAATGGAATGCCACTATAACGGCATCTGCACAGCCCATGCAAGATCGGCCGATAGGAATTGGAAAAGGCAATACAATCCCAATTTTTGACAATTGGTGGATCTATTTAGAGAAGATCAACACGCATCCAAAGGCAATGGAATTTTGGAGATCGGTGGGCTGGTTGTGGATCAACATACCTTATCTAGAAGAAGGTAAGACTCCACGGGCGGAAAGCGTTATGAGCTGCAGCAATATTGTCTCGTGGGATGAGGAAATTATGGGACATGCCAGGCTACTCTCATTTCCCTGGGATATGGATACCACTATTCTGGATCCACGCGAGAACAATTGGTGGAAGCGTCCCGATCTATTTTGGAAGGCATGTTCCTATAACCTTGCTGGAAATGTTTTCAACGTGGGTTATGCCATTGATGCCTTTGCCCCGCGCATCCATCTGACCGAGCTGTGGATGGACATCGCAGAATATATTGAAGTGTTCCCCGAAGAAGGAAGAGAATATCGATTTTGGGGTACTGATATTTACGATGATGACCAACCACTTTTAACAGTTAGAAATGGTGTACGTACATTCCATGATCCAAATTGGAAGATCAACACACCAAGCGTCATTCCACCTGTAATTTAAGGATCGAATTGATAATGAGCATTAAAAGAGTAACACAACTGGAACTTGAAAATTTCGCGCAAGGCTTGCAATCTGCGGAAGAGGCAGAGGCTGCTTTATTTTCTGTTGCAGATGTGCGTGCGAATGAAATCCTGTTCCGTACGATGTTAGTTCAAACTGGCAAGCTGACAGATGAGCAGGAGATCCCGAATTGGGCGGATGGATACCAGAACCTTTTGAATGCGGGTGTTCGTCCGCGGATCGCGGCGTTTGTGGCGTGGGCAACGATGCCGAAGAAATACCGTTGGCCCGAGACACAGGAAAGGTTGGCAACCGAGGTTTTAGGGTTGACCAGTGACAGAGCTATCGCCACATGGCGCAAGAAATTCCCAGAGATCGACATGATGATCTCGGAGTTACAAGCCGAATCGATGCTTGAGTACCGTCCAGGTGCGTTTCATGCGTTGGGAACGATCGCTAGTGAAATGAGTTACCGCGCAGCATCCGACCGACGTTTGTTCTTCGAGATGAGCGGCGATTACACGCCGAAACAAAAGGTTGAGACCGATGATGGAAAGGGTGCAGGGCGTAAGGTCTTGGATGTGCTGAAGAAGAAATCCACAGCGGAACTGCTGGAGCTGTTGGGTAATGACGCGCTGGAGTTAGTGAAGGAACTCGAAGATCAAGTGGATAGTGATCAGTCAGAAGTAAAAAGTGAGAAGGAAGAAGGCGATGGCGGATAAGAAGACTGCGATCCGCGAGGAAGTAAAGAACCGTTTGCTGGCTGAACGGGATTTTCTGGCTTTCTGCAAATTCACTGACCGCAAATATCCTGGCGATGCGGCACACATCAAATTGATGACCGCCAAGCTGCAGGAAGTTGCGAAGTTTATTTTGAGCGATGGACAGGAAGGTATTGGACGATTGATGATCTTCATGCCGCCGCGCTATTGGAAATCTCAAACGGCTTCACGGAAATTCCCCGCGTGGATGATGGGTAAGAACCCTGATTTGAGAATAATTCTCACCTCCTATGGAGCAGACCTGGCAAGCAAACATTCCCGTGAGGTGCGTGACATCATAGAAGGTGAAGAATATTCACAAGTTTTCGGCAACCTGGCTTCTTCCAGTGAGCCTGTGATGCTGAACCCTGACTCGCGCAGTGCCGCGGCATGGGATTTGAAAGGGCATAACGGAGGAATGATCGCGGCAGGTGTAGGCGGAGCCATCACAGGCTTTGGGGCGAACCTGTTTATTATTGACGACCCATTCAAAAGTCGGGATGAGGCGAGCAGTAAGGTCCGTCGCGATCTGGTCTGGGAATGGTATCGATCAACGGCTTATACACGCCTCGAAAATCACGGAGCTGTTATTTTGGTGATGACACGCTGGGATCAGGAGGACGTTGCAGGCGAGTTATTGAAGGCGATGGCATCTGACCCTGAAGCAGATCAATGGGAAGTGTTGAATCTACGAGCTGAGGCATTACCCGCAGAAGAATATCCAAAGAATGAAGAACAGTTCATGGAGAATTTATTGCGCGGAATTTATATGCCGATGGGAGGTGATCCACTCGGACGGGCTGCAGGTGAGCCGTTGTGGGTTGAGAAACATTCTGCGGCGATGTTGAAGGCGCTGCGAGCGAACATCAGCGACTTCGAATTCGAAGCGCAATATAACCAAAGCCCGCGATTGGCAGTGGGTGAATTTCTGGATGATACGGATTTTGGGATCGTTGAGAACATGCCAGAAGCGCTGAACTGGTACCGCTACGTGGATCTGGCTTTGGGCGAGAGCAAAACCTCCGACTTCAATTCCACGATCGCGGTTGCCATGGCTGGGGATGGGACGTTATTTTTGCGTGACCGTTTGAAGGTGCGTAATTTGGAAGAGTTCCTGCCGATCTGTGAAACTTTGATGTGTTCCGAGAATGAAATTGGAACGATGTGGGGCATTGAGGATGTGGCATTTCAAAAGCTGGTAATGAAGCAGTTTATGAAGAACCCTGCCCTGATGAATAAGAAGATCATGAAAGTGAAACCGATTGGCGACAAGGTTGAGCGGGCGCGTCCGTGGCAAATGCGGGCGAAAGATAAGAAGGTAAAGCTGGTCCGTGGTGCCTGGAACAATGATTTTATTCGTGAGGCGACGGCTTTTCCACGCGGAAGGCATGATGATGACGTGGATACGGTCAGCGGCGGCGTGCAAATGATCGCGCAAGCGACGCAAGTTGTAAAGGAAGTTCGGAGTTATCAAGGATGAGTGAACAAGACCTTAAATTGGCATTTAGTACCCTACGGGCAAAACATGCGCCATATAGCGACCTGTTCAGTTATTACGATGGCGAACAGCCGTTGATCTATACAGCGAAGCGTTTGAATGAAATATTCAAGGATCTGGATGCCTATTTTGCTGAGAATTGGTGCTCGGTGGTGATCGATGCGGAGCAGGACCGAATCAACTTGCGTAGTATTCAGGTGGATGGGCCTGCCAATAAACAATGGCAGGATCTATGGCAGGCTTCGGAGATCAACCTGGAAAGCGATGATGTCCATGAGGCGGCGCTGGTGACGGGCGAAGGTTATTTCATTGCCTGGCCTGATGGGAACAATGTGATACAGGGTTATCACAATGACCCCAGATTAGTACATCTATTTTACGAGTATGCAAATCCACGGGTGAAGCGATTCGCGGCGAAGATGTGGGTTAATGAAGATGAACGCATGAATTTAACGTTGTATTATCCCGATCATCTGGAGTATTACGAGACAACTAATAAAGCCGATAACGTAAGCGAGGCGTCGAGCTTTATACCTTCGGTGGTACCAGTCGCAGCCAACCCGTTTGGGGAAGTGCCTGTGTTCCATTACCGAATGGGAAGACGCAAGGTTAAGAGTGATTTGCGAAGTGTGATCCCTCTGCAAAACGGGATCAATAAACTTTTGACCGATATGATGGTAACAGCTGAATTCATGGCGTTCCCCCAACGTTATGTGATCTCAAATGCGGATGTGCAGGGCAAGCTGAGGAATAGTCCAAACGAAGTTTGGGACTTGCCAGCGGGCGATGGAATGAGCCAGCAGACCCAG